GTTCCAATAATTAAACATTTTGTCTCCACATGAAATTCCTTCCCATCCTCCGTCTTGAAGAACCTTAAACCACCAAACCTTGACTGGATTATGATTTCTTTCAACTTGTTCTTGAAGGAGTTTTGTCTTCTTGAAAATTCTTGGATTAAAATTGGTTAAATCTCTATTGTATAGAATTTTAGCAAAAGCACCTGCGGGAGCTTTAACAATTGGATTGAAATAGTCCTCCTTTTCCTTTGTCATTCGTCCCGAGTATTTATTATTTAGTTCAAGACAATAATATCGGCGGTCGTCTTCTGTGGTTCCTGCAAACCAATCATTGTTGGTTGAGATGATATAATTCGCATAACATGAAATCATATATGCTTCTTTATTTTTCTTGTTGATTGTTTGGTTTCTTTCAGTGATTTTATTCTTCATTTGTCCTTCCATTTTCTTATCTCCACCCCAAAAGGCTTCATCTAGATTAACTAGAATTTTTCCTTCAAGTTGTCCATTAAAATCTCCGAATAAATAATTCGCATTAGAATTCTGACAAAAATGATTGTCTCCAATAATTTCACCTAACTTGGAAATAATCACACCTTTTCCGCCTCCTTGTTTAGAGCGTAGACATAAAACAACTCCCGATTTCTTCCATGGTTTCTGAATGATATGAGCGAAATAGTCAAGCACATATTCAAAGGAATCTTGGTCTCCATTACACCAACAATCAAGAATGTGATCCAAGATGGGTTGAGCTTCATCTTCATCAAACTTCTCCGCAATTTCTTCCGTGATGTCATAACCCTTCCAAACATTGAAAATATCAGGATTGTCTTTATCATTAGGGTCAAAACCAATTGCACGGACTTCACGGCGACCCATCCAACTCAACCAAAATTGAAAAGGTTTAATATCAATCTTGATTGTTTTAGTTCCATCTTTTCCATCAGGGACTTCATAAGAATAAGTGAAATTTTCCTTAATAAAATCATCTGATGTTGTCATTTTTTTCTTCAAGTACCAACAAGGAGTTTCCACCTTATCTCCGTCCTCCTTGATTGATAGTTTAGTTCCTAGATGAATAAATTCACCTGTTTCCCTAACATAAATAAGTCGTTCATTCATTTTTTCTAACATTTTTATTTTTGCTGAATTATAATCTCCATCTTTTAATTCATCATAAAAAACCTGTGCGAGAGATTGATTCTTATTTTTCTTTTCAATCTTATTGTATAGACTGCGAAGATAAGTCATTCCGAGTTTATTCTCATGATGCTCGGAAGTGTCTTTGCTATCTTTCCACATTTTATTGACCGCCTTTGGATCATATTTTGAAGAAGTTTTTGAAAAATCATGATATAAAGTCTTTCCAATAGAAGAGTATTCTGTAACATTAGAAAGAGCCATTCCAACTCTCATCCATGTGTCATAATCAGAAGAGAACTTTTCAATTGAAATTGCTTCCATTATCTTTTGCAGTTCATTCAAGTCAACGCTTTTCTTTTGAATTGTTTGTGGTTTATATTCAGGCATATCATCATCTTCAATAATTTCCTTAATTTCTTCCTTAACTTCTTCCTCATTATCAGAAGAAATCGGAGAAACAGGTGGAGAAACCTTGCTCGGAATAGGTTTAAAATCAGAATTTGTCCATTCGCAAGATTGAATTAAATGTTTGAATGGTTCATCCTTAAAATTGTCGGGAATAAATGGACGATTTTGAGAAGGCTTATTTGAATATAGACATCTCATATTTCCTCCGTTGCGATAAACACCTTTATCAATATTCGGATCAATATCAAAAATTTTAATAATTTCATTAAACTTCTTTAATTGTGGAATTGTTGTTTCATATCCATTGATAATAAAATGAAAAGAAATTGCGTTTCCTTTCTTTTCCTTCTTAATTCCATCCTCTGTTTCTACTTTAATTTTTTCACCATGAGCCGAAGCAATAGCAATTTCACCATCGGGAAAGAATTTTTCAAATAACTTAATATATCTATTTTTAAAGCCTTCAATGTGATTTTTCCAAGATTCACCTTCATTGAAGAAGATATCAATATCATAATAAGGCTTAATCTTTGATTTATAGTCAGTCCATTCATGATAATATTTTTTAGCACCTGTTATTTCTGTTCCCATAAGAATGAGTTCAACTTGTTCTTTATTAGAGCAGAATTCATCAACTTTACAATTATAATCTCTCTTTCCTTGAAAATCCTTAAAAGTTAACATTATATCTTTATTATTGATTTTATTTTCGGAGTTCATTTTATAATTTATATTATTCATTTCTTTTTTAAATACTTTTACTTTATCCATTTATAATATAATAAATATTTTATTTTAATTCGTTTAATTTTTCCGCAAAATTAAATTTTCATCCAACTCGATATTTTCAAAATTTTTACTTTATAATTTAAATATCTATATTGAATATAAATGCCGTTAGATAAACAAGGGAAGCCTGTTCTTTATAAACCATGGGTTAACAAAACTAAATCTAAATATAAATATTGGGTTTATGTGCAGAAGGATGGGAAAGTTAAAAAAATCGGTTTTGGAAATAAGGATTTCCAACAATTCAAAGATAAAATCGGATATTATAAATCATTAGATCATAATGATCCTATAAGAAGAAAATCATATTTAGCAAGAGCAAAGGAATCAAAGACAAAGAAGGAAACTTAACATGGAAAGATAAGAACTCTGCTAATTGGTGGGCAGTACATAAATTGTGGTGAATTATACTAATTTATCAATTTCAGGTTGTTCTTCTGATGTTTTTGGAATTAGTCTTGGCGTTTTTTCTTCTTGAACTTCTTCAATAGTTTCATCCTTTTTTTTATCTTTTTTTTCTTTTAATTTTATAGCTTGATCTTTCAAAGATTTCATTTCTTCTTCATTTGGTGGACGACGTTCACAACTGAAAATATAGCATAAATTCATTTTACAATGACATTTGCTCTGCCATATAACTAAAAGCAAAGAACCAATAGCACCTGCGATCATGACAAATGCTCCCGCCAATTGGTCTACACTCATTCTTTCAACTTCAATAAATCTCGTAGTTTGAATTTCTGTCATTCTATATTATATTATTTTTATTTTATTTTAATAACTAAAAAAATATTTATTTTAAATATATGAGCGATAATCCATCTCAAACAAAACCTCCGATTCTTAAAGTTCAATATGATATTGAAAAAATAAATTCGGACTTAAAAGAAATATGTAAGGAAATAAAATCTGTTAAATCAGATATCTCATATATCAAAAGGAATATAGATAAATGGGTTAAAGATAGAGAAGAGAAACAAATAAGAGAATCACAAGCTAAACAGGAAGGATGGTTTCTCCCATGGAGTTCTTAATATTCAAGCGTCGGAATATATTTGGGTCAAGGGTAGATTCCGAAAAAAAAAAGTATTTTCAGCAAACTCTCAAAATGAAATTATTTTGGGAATCTATCTTTGACCCAAAATTATTCTCTATGATTTTTATTTTTTTTAATTATTTTTTTATTATATTTGAATATTTATAAAATGTCGTATAAGTATTTAGAGATCAGGCCAAACAACGTGCCCGCTGATAACAAAATCCAGTTTCAAGGGATTCCCGTCCTATCCTTCACAATTGGATCTCAAAATGCTCTTTTAAAGTTAGATAGTGTTAAGGTTGCAGGAAAGCTTAACATTTGGAGTAATCGTGGCGGAAGTCCTCTTACTCATCCCTCGGGCGGTTCTGCTCCCGAATGTATGGCTTCGGAGAAACTAGGTGTTTATGGTTTATTTTCGCAGGTTGTTTGGAGAAATTCAAAGTCAAAGCAGGTTTGTGAACATATTAGACATTATTCCCGTTTTATGAGTTCATATCTTCCCGTTCTATCTTCCACCCAAGATGCTATGTCCCATTTATCTGAAACCGCACTTATCATGCCCTCTGCAATGGCATTTCAATCTTCTGTTATCAGAAACACTTCTTATTCCTCATTTTGCGTTCCTGTGATCAGCGGAATGACTATGGGAGCAGGAGTAGAAGGAGTCGCTCAGGGTCATCTTCCATTATTTGAAGCAGGATTTGGGGGTTTGGATTGTGAAATTCATTTAAGTCCTGATCAGCAGTTTTTCTTTTCAACAAATGGAAACGGCGGATCAATTGCTGATTGCTTTTATGAATTAGAAGATGTTAAAATTCTTTGTGAAGTTTATGTTCCAGCACCTGATGAACTATCTCGTCTCATGAGTCGCACATCTGACATATTCTCATTCAATTCTATTTCTTCGTACACAGCAACACTTCAAAGCACCAATGCGATCGTCAATTTTCAACTCGGTCTTTCTCGGGTTCTATCTGCTTTCGTCAATTTTGTTCCTTCATCCTTTATTAATAATCTAGCACAGAATGGATATGTCACATCATTTCCAGCAAAATCAACGGGAGCTATTTGTTCCATAGAAGACATCGCATTCCTCAAAAATGGAGAACGTTTCCCATATGAGCAAACCACTGACGCAAATATTAAAATTGATACCAAAGTCAAAAATGTAGATCCTCAAATTATTAAGGAATTCGCGTCAGCACTTATTCCCGAAACAAATCATCTTCGCACTCAAATGAGTCCAGTAAACACGAGCAGATTTTGGACGATGTCAAATGGAGCGGGCGTTGATGATTATAATATGATTCCCGAAGGTGGTGCTGTCTATGGTGTAGGCGTTCTTTATGACATGTTGGATTCGGATGGTGTCAATTTCAAATCGGATGCGTTCACACTTCAAATGACAACCACTCTTGATGATGCTAATCCCAACACTGCTTTCCTATTTGTGAAAGCAAAGAATTCTCTTGCATATTCTCCAAATGGAATTGAAGTCATATCTTAAAAATTTTGTTGAACTCGATAAGTTTAAAATTTTTTCTATTACTTAATTTATTTTTTTTTAATTTTTTTATTAAAATTTTATATTTGAATAAATATAAAATAATGGCTACCACGGAACAGATTTCAGCAGGTTCGCTTGATGATAGAGACGGAGATAATGTCGCTGACCTTACACGTCCATCGCAATTGCCTTTCAGCTACAATCAGAAGGTTTCATCAGAAATAAGGGAAGCGGTCGTGATAAACGATTCTTTCGCTAGATTTCAGATAGATAGGAAAGGTTTCCTATCGCATTCATCCAAAATCACTTTTTCTCTTGTTCCAGCGGTTGGAGTTACTAGTGCTTTTTATCCAATCAATGTTGGCGTAAATTCTCTAATATCCCGCGTAGTGCTAAAATGTGGAAATCGCACCATCGCGGAAACCCAAGAATTTGGATTGCTAAAAGCCTATGAAAGCATGTTTATGACAGGCGAAGCAAATAAGGAAAGAGAAATGTATTTAACCCAAAGAATGTTGAATCATGCTCCTGTCTTTGAAGATGATAATTCTGCTTACAAGTCTAATTCGGATGCTCCAACTTATGGAATTGATAATGGGCGGTACTATGACGGAACCGACCTCAAACTCCTTCCTTGTTCTAGAATGGACGCAACCAGTGGAATCACTATTGCTGAAAGTCCTGTTTATTCTGTATATCTCGGAGATCTAGTTGATTTATTTAAGAATCAAGATTTTCCCGTTTATCTCTGCGATGAAGAATTATTTTTGGAACTACATTTTCAGACTGACAGCAAAAAGCGTGTCAATGTCAATGACGGACAGACCGCATTCGCTGACCGCTTTCTCATAGACCACAATGAAACTCGCATGATGTATGATACCATATATTATGACGGAGACACCATGGAAGCATTTAGAAACAATGCTAATAAAACGGGACTCACTTATCAATATCATGATTATCGTCTAACCAAGAGAACTTCTTCAACTCCTGCAACGTGGACGAATCTCGTTCAGAATGTTGGTGGAGCTGGACGCTTTGTTGATAAAATTGTTGTAAGAATTGGGAATGATTCCGAAGTCAAAGAAAAGTCGCTTGTCAATAGTTATTATTCTGAATTTCCATCCGCAGGAGATACGACATTTAATATAAGATATAATGATAGATATGAATTTCCTATTGATCGCGATAACACGGCACTTTTATTTCAGACACTTAAATCGGCAGAAGGTATGGTTCCTTTTGTAACCCGACAGGAATATTCTCGCGAGATGACTGATATTATAACTCAAAGAACATTTGAAGGAAACATTCAGAAGGATGGTCTTGAAGGTCATTTTCATTTCTTGGCGGTCAAACCTGAACGGGAAGAGCGTATCAACAATCAAGGAATTGATATCATCCTCAAAGGTACTTGGCCTGCTGACCCATTGACTCTCTGCTGTTGGATTTCTCTTCGCAAGGTTGCGAGAATTCAGAACGGAAGGCTGGACTGCTATTTTGCGTA